AAATAAGATTTGGAAAATGAACGAATTAGACGACATTGTGTTTAATGAGATAAAAAAATTGTCGCTTGACCCTAACTACATTGCGGAAATTCAAGAACAAAAGGTTGATAATGAAAAGCCCGCAATCATAAAGCAGGAAATCGGCAAACTTGACGGTCAAATTTCTAAACTTATGGATTTATTCGCCGTTAATGCTTTACCGTTTGACGTTCTGCAAACTAAAATTAACGACCTAAACGACAAAAAGGTAAAATTAGAATCCGAACTCGACGAAATTTTAGAGGAAAACAAAAAGTCACTATCGAAAGAACAAACTCTCGAAATAGTGACCTCTTTTGAAACTGTTTTACAAACGGGCGACCTTGACGAAATACGTTTAATGATTGGTTCGTTAATTGATAAAATAGAGGTAAACAACGATGAAATCGCTATTTTTTGGGCTTTTTAATACGTTTGTCGTTTGGTTTACCTTTTGAATGGTCGGGTTTAGCAGGTTATCTTTTAGGGGCTACTAACCGACCCAATAACGTTAATGCTAAATACCATATTTCCCGTTGTGCCGTTGCGAACCATTGTAACCGAACAACGGGAATTTGCCGTATCATCGTAAGCCGTGGAAATCCAACCGACCGACCCGCCCGCATAATTTAAGGTTGCCGTTATAATTGCGTCGGCGATTGCAAACGGATAATTTACACGGTAATTAGCGTACTTTAACCCCGTTGCCATGTAATCGTTCCATGTGAGGGTTGCGGAATCCACGGTAACGTTTGTATGCAATTCTACACGACCGCTTGCGTACTTTCGGTAAACCCAAACCCCGCTTGTTCCTTGCTCTATGATGTAATCCGTTAAAAGGTTGTTGTTAATGTAAACATTCTGCGCAACTTCTAACGATTTGTCGTGAGCGGGAAAACAGTTAATACCGACACTCGATTTGAGGCGATCAAAAAATATAATCGGCATACCACGGGATATAAAAGCCGTGTAAGACGATGTACCGCCGAACGAATCCGTAACGGTAATAACAACCGTCCACGAATAGTTATTATCAAGCGTAACAACCGATGTGACGTTATCTTGTAACGTTCCCGATACCGTCGGGGTTGCGTCGCCGTCCTTTGTTGCGCTATAAGTAATCGTAATTTGATTATTCCCGTTTATTCTTGCGAAATCTGCGTCGGCTTTTAAGTCGCTTTCGGAATAAAAGTTATTGTGACGTTGCAACGTAATTATTGCCGTTGGAATAAACCACGCAAGCATATTTATTGTAATTGTCTTTGTTCCCGTTAATCCTCGGGAATCCGTAACGGTAAATACCGCCTCGACGTTTTGCCCCGAATCAATGGTTGCATTGCCACCCGTCGCCCTGTCGCCGTTCAATGTGAGGTTGTACGACGTGCCGTTTACGGCAACGCTACACCCCGTTATTGTGGCGGATTTGTTCGCCGTTAATCCACTTGCGGTATATGCGACGATAGAGTGATTTTGCACAATATCTTGATTATTTCCCGTAATCGCTACAACGCTTGCTTTCGTGTCTGCGTAACTTGCGGTCGAAATCGTGGGCGCACAAACCGTCGGATTAACTTTAAACGTACCGCCCGTGGTCGTTGTGTTATTTGTGCCGTATGTAACCTTAACTTTATACGTTCCCGTCTGTGCGTTCGGAATCGACGCATACAAACCGTTTTGTACGTCCTGCGAATCAAACCCCGTAACCGATGTATTATTCGTTGTTACGGTTGCAACTACACTATCGTTTGCGCCAAAAAGGGAAACGGTAACGTTGCGGGAAAGCGGATTAAACAACCCGATTGTCAATTTTTCACCGATTGTAAAATTTGGTGTACTGTTTGCATACGGGAAAGCATACGTTTTAACGGTTATTGTTGCGGAATCGGTCGTTAATTGCGAATCCCTGCGCCGTACCCTCGTTTTAACGTAATACGTCGAATTGGCATAAAGCCCGCTTATGGTATATTGACCGTTCGTTCCGTCGGCAACGTCGATACCATGCCATGTTGACCCGTTATTGGTCGAATACCATATATAATCTATCGTTGCGTCGGAAACCCATTTAACCGTTAATGTATTCTCGGTTTTGGCAACAATCGTTTGGTTGACGGTCGCATACCTCGGAATATTGGTTAATGCCATTGTGCCGTTGCCCGTAATCGTGCCTAATTGAACCCCGCCCCATGTAATATCAAGTTTGATTTGAGCGGAAATAGCGATTGTTTTTGTTCCGTCTGTATTATGCGGTATAACCTGCGTTGTTGATATAAGCGTTTTATCACCGCTACCGCCTATTGTACCGCTCCAATTATAAACCGTGCCGTTAATCGTACATGAGGCGGTTTTTGTTGCGCTTGAAACGATGTTATACGGTCGCTTTAAAACTAAACTAATTGCAACGGTTGACGTATTATTAACCGTGCTTGTGCTTGTTTCCGTGACCGTTAAAATACCATACGGTCGGTTTGCCGTCGTGCTACCAATTATAATACTTGCCATTTAAGCCCCTCCCGTATATGCCGAAACTAAACCGATACCCTCGTTAATTACGGTATTTCCGCTTGTAATTTGTATCGGGATAAACCGCATTTGATTACAAAGCGTTATTTCTTCCTCAATAACGGATTTTTTCATGTGGAACTCGTCGCCGTTGACCCAATAAATCTTTTGACCGTTGCGGTCATAACCTGCGAATCCAACCTCATTATTGATTAAAACGTACGACCCGTTTAAACCGTACATTTTTAACCCGTCTTTATCCATTTGACCGACAAGGTTATTAGAATTGTCGTATAACTCAAATATACCGCTTGCGTTTAAATGTGAGCCTAATTTAAGCGTTCCGCCTTTTATCATGTCGGCAACAAGGTTTATAACGTTTATTGCCTGCATATTTAACGTGCCGTCTATCGTCCATGCGCTCGTAAATGTGCCGTTAATTCCCGTATTTGAAAAGCCGATACCGCCGTTATTAAACCGAATAACATTTGTTGCGGTTTCTTTCGGCAATTTATCCACAATTAAAATTTGGTCGCCGTTGTAAATGACATAAGAATTGCCCATTGTGCCTATAATGCTACTTGTGGCTTTCTGCAATTCCTCCGACATTTTCGCCGTTGCGGTTTCGATCGCCTCGTTTGTGGATTTATCCACGGTCGCCGTAATATTCGATACAAGGTTAGACAAATTGTTTGTGAAATTGCCAAACTCGACCTCTACATAGCGACCTAAAATGCAATCGTAATCGAACGAAATAATATTTGTCATTAAATCAATACCTAACCGCTCGTCGATTACTTCTATTGTGTCTCCTATGTCCGTTACCTTTTCGATATTTGCCCGCATTTTGTAATTAACCTGCGGTTTGCAATTTATGTCGATGTAATTTGTTGCTTGCAATAATAAATCATTTATTAAAGCCTGCTTATAGGCGGTTTCGTTTAACTCGCCCTCGTCGTTCTTGTAATCGTCCTCTTTTATGTGGTTTTGGTCGAACGTTACCGTTTTTGTGTATGGGATTGTGTATTGAATTTCGCTTACAATATAAACGCTTGCGGTCGGGTCAAGCGCATTTAAAAGCAACCCGTCTTTTCCGACGGGCAACAATTTTGTTACGACATTATCCCAATTTTCCTCGCAAGTGATTTCACGCAAATTTTTTCGATACCGAACCGTTACCCCGTTATCGAATCCAATGTTGGTACGGATTGCGATATTAAAGTTGTCACGCACTAAATGACCGCCCCAACGATCTAAAACGGTTTGTATAGCCTCGTTAAGCGACTTTCTAACGCAACGAAACGAATTAGCCGTTGCAACGTCCGAAATCGTCGTAAATGGGCTTTGTGGCTCGGTTGCGTTGTTTAAATGGTCTAATGCGTCGTTGCAATTCTTGTCAACTACATAGGAATCCTCGATTAAATAATTCTCGGTATCATAATAAACGTGCCACGCTTTGACCGTGATTTTTGACCGTGTTTTTTCCGGGTTGGAAATTCTGAACGCTTGATCTCCTTGTGGAGTATTTGCAACAACAATATTACCCTCAACTATATAATCAACATATTCTATCCCGGTTTCAAGGTTTAAATAGTAGTCGCCGTTATCCGCTTTATGCACTTTTGCTTTTAATGGGTGCAAAACTACATCACCGTTTGTTGTAAATAATTTGTCGGTTGACGAAAACAAACGTATCATGCTATCGCTCCTATCCGATTGTTAATGAGAAAGTATAGGTTTTTCCCACTCCGATTACAACGGGCGATATTACGTCACGGGCTACCATGTAATATTTATTATCGCCCCATGCCGCACCGTCCCAATAAACATAAAATGCAACTTCCTTTACGGTAATTGGCGCATTGGTATTGTTTTTAACAGTAAGCGTACCCGATACAATAAAATTATTATCATACGGTAACGTTGTCGTATCTCTATTTGCAACCGTGCTTGAAATAACGGTTAAATCTTCTATTTCTTCCTCTATGCAATAATCGTCGATTGTCGGGGCATTATTTCCCGAACCTAAAACAATTTTTGCTTTTGCGTCGCTAAAAAGTCGCCTTGCATATTCGCTAAGCCCTATTGTTGTTGTTGTGCCGTCAAGGTGTTTTATAGTGCCTTGTTTGCTTACATTCGTTGGAAATAATAATGTTTTGCCGTTTTTGTTTAACATGGTTTCCCTCCTATTCTGTAACCTCTGTAACCGTTACCGTGGTTGATACCTCGTTGTCATTTCCTGCGCTTGCGATCGCCTCGGTTATTAACTCACCGCCCGCCTCCATTTTGTAAATTTTAAATTGCGTCGGGGTTGCGTTTCCGTCGTTTGAGTTTGCGTCTAACGTTTGCCCCTTTTTCAAGTAAAACGCAAGCGGTAATTGGCTTTCTCCGCTACCTGCGATTTTGCAATTATAAATTATTTTGTTATCAACCTTAATTTCGATTAAGCCCGCACCCGTCGAATAAATCCTTGCGACAACGTAACAATCCTCGGTTGCCGTGTACGGCAAATTATTTTTAACCGAAATTGAAATATAGCAAGTATCTATATAGTTGCTTGCATAATCGACAAAAGGCGACCGACCGTTAGAAACCGTGAAAGTGTCCGTTGTTCCGTCTGTATAAGTAATTGTGTAAGTATCAACCGAACCCGATTTACCCGTCAATTCGATTGAAACAATACCTTTACCTTTTGCTACACGGAAAGTCTGCGTTGTTCCGTCCGTTAATGTAATCGTGTATTCATCGTAAGTTGAAGCTGACGTTGTCAACTCGATTGATACAATGCTATTGCCTGCTTCGCCTTTAAGCATGATTAGCTTAACCTTGCCTATGTTTGTTGTGTTTCTTACGTCCATTTTGCACCTCCTTAATTTGTTACGTCGTTTTCAATCGTCAAAACTCCCTTTAAAACTGTGAAAATATCGGAATTGACCCCTATTTCAAAATCATAATAATATTTACCGGGAACAACTCCCTCGGTATCGGTGGGAGCTACACGAACGACATATTGACCCGTTGCCACTTTGGAAATACCAACGTTTAAATCCTTTTGAAAAACGGCTTGCTCTTCATCATAGCTTGATTTACAAGTAAAATAAGCACTCTCTAAATCCTGCGTGAATAATTCGCCGTTTTCGTCCTCTAATTCAACCCCGAATGTTAAAGTATCGCCCCGAACCATTGATAAATTACAATCCATTGTCGCACCTCCTAAATCCAACGTGAATAATTGCTTATAACAATTTGGAAAACGTCGCCACTCCACGAAATAGTATTACGTCCTGCTTTCAATACAAGGTTTTCATAATCGCCAATAACAAGCCTATTTTTAAGAATATCACCCTTGAAAGCCTCCATTTGGGCGGAATCTATCGTTATATATTCGTCGTCGCCTAACGCAATTTGTAAGATTTCTTGCCCGTTTAGGCTTAACGTAATATTTCCGCTACCGTAAATTATAATTGCGGGCTTTGCCGTCGTATTTCCCGTATTGGTTACGGTTATTTCGGTTATATCATCGGTTGAAACATACAACGGCTTTTCAACGCTCGAATATTTAAACGGTTGAACGTGAAATGTTACCTTTGCCGTTCTAAATCTTATTAACCGCTCGTAATCTATTTGTTTAACGATTGTGTAATAATAAAATTTGTCATGCTCATTAGAGAAAATGACCGTTCCCGACCCGTTAAAATAGGCTACTACATCGTCAATGTTGAAATCTCCGTATAAACCGATCGTTACCTCTTTGTCATACGACGCATAGCCCAACGGGGTTACAATGTCGCCGTCCTTGCCGTCTATTTCTTCGGTTTGCGTTCTCATTAACGGTTTAGAAATAGAGGGCAAGGATTGAATTAAAAGCCCGTTTATTGTTGTGCTTTTTATGCCGTTTAAAATAACGTAATTCATCTTGCCCTCTCCTTATGAATAAATTAACCTTGTAACTGTCTTATCAACAAAAGCCCCGGCTACTTCATCATCAAGCTCAATTTTCATGCTGCTTAACGCTTCTTTGAAAGCTGAAACCATTTTATTATACGAATAATCATAATTTGAACCGTTTGTACCGTTTATTTGTGTATTAACATCAAAATTTGTCGGTATAGAATCTTGCATTTCTTTTGTAACGGTTTTCATTTCGTCCTCGAACCCCTCGCCAATACCTAAAGCAAGGTTTTTTCCGACTTTATCTCGCATAAGGGTTGACGGTGATTTGATACCGAAAAAGTCTTTGATACCGTCCATTACACGGCTACCAAATCCTTTTATTTTATCCATTATCCAACCGACCGTATCATTGATACCCTCCCATAAGCCTTTTACTAAATCGACACCTATTTTAACAATATCTTTCGGCAGCTCTGCGAACTTTTCTAACACTTTTAAGCCGACAACCGCAACTTGTTTAATCAAGTATGCCGTGGTTTTAACAATACCTGCCGTAAGCTCAACAAGAATATCTACACCCATTGCAAGGATTTTAGGTAAATTTTTTGCAAGTGTCTTTACAATAGCCGAAATAATGGTCGGTAACATTTCGATAAGCTGCGGAATTGCCTTTGTGATACCCTCTATTAAAGCGACAAGTATATCAATACCCGTTTCGATAACAAGCCCGATATTGTCCAATAAAACATCAACAACCGTATCAATAATCGTGGGTAACATTTCGATTAAATCGGGAATAACGGCTAAAATACCGTCAATTAACGAATTTAATATTTTAATTCCCGTTTCTATGATCTTCGGTAACTGATTAACAAGGGTTGTTACCACTTGAACAATGAGGGGCGGTAACATTTGCAATAATTGCGGTATTGTCTGCGTTATACCGTCAATGAGTTTATTTAATAACTCAACCCCGGTATCTAATAGTTTAGGCAGCTCCGCAACAAGCGTATTAACAACGCTCATTATGATTTCGGGAATCATAGAAACAATTAACGGAATTGCTCTTACCATGCCGTCAACTAACGACATAATAAGTTTTATTCCTGCGTCGATGATTAACGGCAAATTGGTTGTAATAATTTCGATCGTGTCCGAAATAATCGTCGGCAATAACTCCAACAAATACGGTATTGTGTCCGTTATTCCCTGCACAAGTGACAAAATAATTTGCACCCCTGCATTGATAAATTGCGGAATCGCCGAAACAATGCTACCTACTAACTCGGGGATTATGTCGGTTACGGCTTTAACTACACTCGGTAAAACGTCCAAAACCGCCGAAATCATATCATTTACCGCATTTATAAGAATTGGTAACGTTTCAACCAAAAGGGGCGGAATTGTTTTAATGATTTCGGGTACAACCTTTTGTACTAACGCACTAACCATTTTACCCATGCCCATTATGATTTTTTGAACTCGGGGCAACATATTGTTTGCAACGGCAACTACACTATTAACGAAATTATCTATAAGCCCGTCAAAATCTGCCGTATCGCTTGCCATTCCCGTTAAAAGGTTTTGCCACGCTGCCGACATTTGTTTTGTTGAACCCTCGATTGTTCCCATTGCTTCGGCGGTTGTTGTTCCCGTAATACCGATATTGGTTTGTATAACGTGTATTCCCTCAATTATCTTGTCAAACGGAACGTCTTTTACGGTTTCCGCCGTAACCTTGACGGAATCACCCAAAACCCCCGAATCGTTAATCAAACGTGCCATTTCGGCTTGTGTACCGCCGTAACCTAATTTAAGGTTGTCAAGCATTTTGTAATTGTCTTTTGCGAACCCTTGATATGCGTTTTGTATCATCGTCATATCTGTACCCATTTTGTTCGCATTGTCCGACATATCAATAATTGCCATGTCGGCATATTCAACGGCTTTTTGGGTATCTCCACCTAAACCTTGTAAAAGGGTTGCACTAAAAGAGGTTGCCTGCTCCATGTACTCGTTGGCACTTACCCCGGCGGTTTTATAGGCTTCATTTGCATATTTGATTAACTGATCGGAACTTTCCCCGAATAGGGTTTCTACACCGCCGACAAGCTGCTCATACTGTGCGTAATTGTTGTAAGCCTGCTTACCAACATTGATAAGCGCACCGCCTAACGACTTTAAGCCGTTTACGGCTGCCGTGATTGCCTGCGCTCCTAAATTGGCAAGAACACCTTTCATGACGGTAAAACCGCCGTTTCCGGCTTGCTCTGCCTGCTTGCCTGCTTCTTCGGTTTCCTTGCCCAAATTATCAATAGCTTTCGCCGTGTTATTTACATCGGTTTGAGCATTGGCAATCTCTACACGCATTTTTTGCATGGACTTGCCGTTTTCTTCCTGCGCTCGGGTGGATTTCTGAACCTCATTTGCAAGGTTTGTAACCTTTGCTTTCTGATCTTGATATTCCTTTGAGGTTGTACCAACCGTTTTACCCAAACGGTCAAGCTCCGCTTTTTCTTTTTCGTAAGTGCTGACAAGTTGTTTGTGTTTCTGCGCTTGCTCTTCGTTTTCTTTCTGCAATTTGTCATATTGCGAAACCAACAAGGAAAGTTTATCTTTTTGGGTATCAAGAACCTTATTTAACGCTTCGGTTTGCGCTTTAACCGTCTTAATGGACTTGTCGTTACTGTCATAAGAGGAACTTGTCGCTTTCATTTCGGCGGTTACTGCCTTTAACTCCTGCGTAATCTGATTTAATGCTTTTCTATATTCACTTTCCCCGGTCAACTTGACCGCTCCACCAAAAGCCATTTTAACACCTCATTATGTTTCTATTTGAAACATTAAAGCCACTCTTCCTCTTGTTGCGACTTGATAAACGCTTCTTCATACGTCATATTGTTATGGAATAACTTCATTTCCATACTCCAATTATCTTTATAATGACCATACAACTTATTAAACATTTTAATTGTCAATCGCCCGGTTTCTTTAAAAGATAAATGCAATTTTACCCTCCCGATAAAATAAAACCACGAAAAATCTATTACGGGGTCGTATTCATCGGGAATTATGCGTTTTTTGCTTCACTCTTTGTGCTTTCAATAACGGTTTCGTTAAGTTTGGCGGTTGCTTCGGTAAGCCCTACATCGGTAATAAGCCGTCCGACCTGCTTTAAGGTTAAGGGCTTAATATCCGTTCCGTTTTCTTCGTTCTCAATATCTATGCCCTCATTGATCATTTCGGTAAATCCGAAAATAACCGCCTTTGCGTTCGGCTCTCCGGCTTTTCCGTCCGTCATTGCTCCCCACTTATCAAGTGACCCATACTCTTCTTGTATGCTCTCCATTACGTTTAAGTTAAATACAAGTGTATATTCTTTGTCTTTATATTGGATTTTCCCATTTATATCTTTCATTTAATTATTCCTCCAATATGCTTAATTACTGTGCGTTTGTATAAACGGCATAAAGTGTAACGCTTGCGGTTGGTGTATACGGGCTTGTAACGTTTGCGGTTTCTGCGTCGCTTGTTGTTGCCCAACCGCTAAACTGTTTACCCTCGGGCGCGGTAATTCCCGTTCCGTCATTCAATACAACGGAATTTCCCGCCGTAACGGTTGCGGAATCAACCGAACCCGTACCGCCGTTCACATTATAAGTAACGGTATAAGTGGTTGCGGGGGCTACCGTAAAGAAACTGTTTAAATATGTCTGCGCTTCGGTCATGGTGTCGAAAGTCTGCGTTTTGCTCCAATCTCCGTTTGCAAGCTGCGAAACCGTACCCTCTAAAGTGCTTGTGCCAAACTCCACGGATTCGCCCTTGGTGTTGTTTTCCTGCGACGGCTCGGAAAATTTAACCTTATGCAAGAACTCAACCTTGTATTTGTAAACACCGCCTACCATTTTCGTAATAACACGACCTAAACCGACATAGGGTGCGGTATCGTTGGCATTGCGTACCATTTCGCCCTCGGTTACGGTATGACCTAACAAGGTTGCCATTGTCTGCGTGTCCTCGTCGTCAATTCCTAAAGAAACCGTGCCACTCTGAAAAGAAGTATCACTTTCTGCGAGTGCGTCGTCTGCGTATAAACTTGCGGAATTGTTGGAAATAGAAACGGAACAAGAAATTGCCTTGCCGGGTTTCTGTGCTACACCGTAAGTGGGTGTGCCGTCGGGTGCTTCGGTAAGAGTACCGAATAAAAAGTTTTTCAATCCAATTTTAGCCATTGTTTTCTTCCTCCTTTAAGTATGCAAAACATAATGTTTTATGGTAATATCCCGTTTCGACCTCATAAAAATCTTGACTTGATCTTGACGGTTGCCATACAAAACCATTTTGCTTTAATAGTGCCTTTACGCTCTCAATAATATTGTTGTAATTGCCTTTTGAGTAAACATCAAAATCATAATAGGTAACATAGCCTATTAAATCATCGTCAGCACTTAACGAATTATCCATATCAATGTTCATATAAACAATGTACGGTTCATCGTGACCCTCATAGTACATAAAAACGACGGGAATTGTTACACCGTCAACGGCAAAATCCGCAAGTATGCTTTCAATCAATTCATTCATTCAAGTAAACCTCCGCTTGCCCTTTTCTGCGCTGCCAACATAGCCTTTTCAATCTGCGATTTTCTAAACGCTTTACGGAAAAACGGGGCTTTTCTTATCTTTCCTCGATATGCTCCTATTTCCGTGTACCTTTGACTTGTTCCGTATTCCGTGACTTGTGCCACAAAAGCAGCCGGAACACCCTTACTTGTTGTATAGGCTTTTCCGCTACCGCCTTTTCGGGTAAACTCTTTGCGGTTTCCACTAAAAGGAATATAACCGCTAAAATAAACCTTTGTATTTATACCGTCGTCCGTTGGTGTCTTATAGGTTTTTGTGAGTTTAACATGAATTTTTAACTCGGGAATTGGTGCGGTTGCCTTTACGTTCTGCATTGCGACCTCTGCCCCGGCTCTTGTCATTTCCCCGAAAATTTTTTCCGAATTATCATAGATTTTTTTAAAATCTTTCATAATATCGGTTGGTAATTCCGCCTTAAACATAGCCATTAGTGCGTAACCTCCTTGCATTGCAGCTCCAACTCTACATTCGCTTCGTCAATGTTATTAACATATTGAATAGTATAAGTTTTTCCGTTAAATTCTACGGTCATATCCCGGGTTATCGTGGTTTTCGGAAAACGTATAGTAAAATTGGTTAAGGCTTTCTCAAAATCGCTATTGTTTCTTATGATCGTAAATCCGCTTGTCGTTTTTACGTGAGCATAAGGCGATAATACAAGCGTTTTCTCCTTGCTTTGAAATCCTGCCGAATCTTTGACTACTCGGATTTGATAAATATTGATTTTTCTATTATATTTTCCTGCGTTTATCATAATAGATTTACCGAATGTAAGCCTAAAATCGCCTCAACTACACTATTTAAGTTGCCACTATCCACGTACAATGTGCGGTTATCCCACATATCTTGACATAGTACCAAAAGGACAATAACAAAATCTTGGTAATTGTCTAACTCTTCTTTGGCTCTTCCCGTGTAATTTGATATATACGTTTTGGCAATACCTATCAAATTATTAAGTGTGCTTGTGTCGCTTTCCGTAACCTCCGGCAAACGTAAATATTCCGCTACGTCATCGGCGGTTACTTCGCTAACTTTTGAAATATCCTGCATTTTTGTTGTCCTCCCTTGTGAGAGTTTGCCTAAACAACATATATTTTTACTTTTTCTTTGCTCTCGGTTTCTTTTCAACGGGCTTTGTTTCTGCTTCGGGTTTTCCCTCTACTTTTTCAACATATTTTGCCTTGATTAAATCATCGGCAAGGGCTTTGTCGGGGATTTCCCCGACTTCGCCTTTAGCCATTGAAATTACACCGCAAAAAGAAATTAACGCTTTATACATGACGTTTCCTCCTTATTCCTCGGGTGTTACCTCGGTTGCTCCATATACCGCATACAAGGTTACATTTGCGGTTGCCGTGTACGGGCTTTCAACGTCGGGGGTTTCTGCGCTATCTGTGGTTGCCCAACCGATAAATTCTTTGCCCTCGGGTGCGGTAATGCCCGTTCCGTCGTTTAATTCAACGGAATTTCCGGCAATCGCCGTTACTGCTGCAACCGTTCCCGTTCCACCGTTCACGTTATAAGTGATCGTTACAACCGAAACATTAACGCTTGCGCTTGCATATTCGCTCACGTCATAAGTGCCGTTTGCCGTGATTGACTTTTCCCCGGTGGGTACAATCGGTTCGATATGTTCAACTACACAATTATCGGCAATTAAAGCAGCTGCCGTTGTATCGTCAAAAGTACGGATTTCTCCGTTATACATCGAAATTGTACCCGTGGAAAAAGCCTTTAATGCTCTAACTAACATACTTTTCGCTCCTTTCCGTTTCTTTTTGAAACATTAAGCACTTGCCATAACAAGTTTAGCGATTTTCTGTGCGTCCTCGACTTTAGAATCGAACTCGAACCAACCAATAACACCGACTGCGTGTTCGTCTGCGTATTTCTCACGCAATACCTCGATATTGATGTCCTCGGAAAACTTGGTTGCAAGTCCTTTCATATCGCCGTAATAAATAGCGGTCTTTCCGGCTGCCATGTTAGGCATATTGTCGGACACGTAAACGGGCTTTCCTAAAAGGCTTGTGCCAAAAGGCAAGGAAATATCGTCCTGCAACATATAACGACCCATATTGTCCTTTAAGGTACGTAATGCGGTACGGGTTGCGCTTGACATAATCCAAATTGCATTACCTTGGAACTCGTCCTTAATCTTGTCGTGCAACTGAATTACTTCATCGGCGGTAAGTGCGTTCTGACTTGCTGCGGTAAGAGAATTTGTAAGGGTGGAAAGACCCGTTACCTTGCTCGGTGTACCATTAAGAAGCTCGCCCTCGATAAAACGCTTAATAGCGTATGCCATTTCATCAACAACGAAATCAACAATGTTGAACTGCGAATTGTTGATAAGGGAACGGCTGATCTTGGATAATGCCCCGGCAAGAAATCCCGTAAGAGTAATGCTTGTAAACTTACCATTGCTTGAACTCATAGCTACAAACTCGGTCTGATATGCAACGGTAATGTTGGTTGTGTCGGTATCGTAATAAGGTAACTGCAAATTGCCCTTGATATTGTACTTGCTTGAACGCTCCAAAATAGGGCAAATATTATAAACCTTTTTAATGATACGGTTTGCAATGGTAGTCGGGATAAGTGCGCCACCGCTACCGCTTGCCGGGGTAAGCTCTCCGGCACGCTCATTGACTACACGACCACGTAAGAAGTTTTCAAAAGCTCTGCACTCCTGCTCTTCTTTTGCTCTTGCTTCTTCTTCAACTTTCACCTCGGTTTCCTCCTTTGGTGTTTCTCCGTCAAGTTTCTTTTCCATTGCTTTCATTTCCCGGAAATCGTCGTCCATTTTAAGAGTTTCCTTAATTCTGCGAATATCATCACGAATTTCGGCTAACTCCTGCGCTTCTGCGTCGGTAAGCTCTCTCTTTTCTTCCTTTGCCTTATTAAGAACTTCCTCGGCACGGGTAATTAAATCGTTCTGCTTTTCTACTAAATGTTTCATTTTAGTTTCCTCCTTTGATTTCTGCGATTATTGCCTCATAAGGGCTATAATCAATTTCTTTGTTATTTTCTTCAACAATTTCTTGTTGTTTAGGCTCT